AAAAAGAAAATGGACTTGTCCTTATTGCAATACCACTCACGATAGAGATATAAATGCGGCAAAGAATATACTAAAATTTGCATTATCAGGGACGGAACAGCCCGTTGAGCCTGTGGATGTGTGCCAAAAGGCAACCGTTGAAGCAGGAAGCCCTGACTATAATCTTTGATTTAGTCAGGGTAGTTCACAACGGTCTAATCTTAGCTCTTACGATTCCAACAAACTGCAAGTCGTTCAGTTCTTCACCTTCTATTTTTATAGTTTCGTAAGCCGGGTTTTCGCTTATAAGTTTAACCCACTTCCCGAACGGATCTTTTTCAAGTTTTTTAACATAAACGTTTCCGTTAATGTTTGCTATTACTATATCTCCATTATGAGGGTTATTGTTTCTTTCTATTACTATTATTTCCCCGTTGGAAATATACGGTTCCATGCTGTCGCCTACGACCGTAATAATATCTATACCGTATGCTGGGTTTTTGATATTGAAGATCTTTTCTACGATCCTCAAATCTGTTTCCAAAATAACAGGTTTAATGGAATGATTGATTGCGCCTGCTCCGGCGGCGGCATATACGTCTTCGAAAAAGTTTATTTTTACCGTTTTTGGTTTAAATAATAGATTCTCAAGGTTGATTTTTTCTTTTATTGCAATTTTTGTAAGAAGTGGATATGGTTCTTCGCCGCTTTGCTTCCATTTTTCAATGTCGTCTTTTGTGATTTTATAATCATAGTTTTTTTCCAAATATTCTATCAGTTCGTTTTCGTCTTTTAAATTTAGCTCTCTAAGCAGATTGTCGAGTATTGCATTGCCGGAAGTTTGCAGTCCCCATCTTCCGGAATACATATTTCCTTCGCCTGTGAGGAGCCAATCATAAGATATGTTTTCATTTTGTCCTATTTTAAACAATAAATCGTAAGGAATTTTGTTTCTTTTAAGCCATGTATTTAAAGTTTGATAGTTAATTCCCAATTTTTCGGCTAATTGTCTATTGTTTTCAACCTTATAATATTTTTTTAATCTTTCCAATATCTCTTTTAAATGGTTCATTTTAGACCTTTTTTTGTAAAAATTTATTAAAATATTCAAAATGACCTTGACAATATTTTCATTTTGAACTATAATTACACCATACGACCTTTATAAATATATATCGGATTATATCAAAAAGTGTAAAGGTCGAGATTTTTGACAGTTTGTTGTTGAGTGTATGGAGTTAAGAGAGGTTATGAATTAAGAAATGGACAATTATTAAGAAGTTCTTTTTTTGATAAATCGCATTGAGGTAAAGTTTTGTTGCTTATTTCACTTGGCGATTGGCATTTGTCCCCGATATTAAATTCATAACTAAAGTCTTTAATATTCTCTTTCAGTATAACATTGTAAGAGATGGTGAGGGAATTGTTAAAACTGTTATATGCTTTTAAAAAGATTTCAACTTCATCAATTTTTTCGTCATCTACAAGTTCGTGGATGTTATGTGTTAAATGTATGAAGTTGCCTCTAAAAGCATTATGAAAATATTTGTTTTTGCCAAACGGTTTGCCTTGTAGAAAATCAATTTTATATTTACTTAAAAATGTTATGTCTTTTAATGATCTGTCATCATTTCTGTATTTTACGGCATGCAAGGTTAATTCTATATCTATTGCTGGAAAATATGAATGATTAATTAGCTTAAATTGAAGCGACGGAACATTGTTTTTATTAACACTTTTAATTAAATAATTACATATTTCCAACTTCGGTTTTCCAAAAAAATAAGTAACAATCCTAAATATATAATTGCTGGCGATACCTATTACTATACCTATTACAACCGAAACTGTATTCATTAGTCACCAAATACGTCTTTTTTTACCATTTCAACTCCTTCTTGACTTCTCTTAACTCCATATACATTTATTTTTGAAATTATAACACAAATATATAAACCTATATCGGTGCATTATAGCATATTATGAAGTTTTAGCTTTAAGCGAGGGCAAAAATGTGGTTGTATATTTCCTTTTTCATCCTTTCTCCTTGCCCTCACTTAAAGCTAAATGAAAGGAAAAGCATGTTATCTGGAAGACAAAAAATGCTTACGGAAATTGATCGTGAAGTATTGAGAGAATTTAAAGCGGATGCAATTAGAAGAGGTAAGACTATAAGAGAAGAGGTTGAAAGACTGATGAGAGAGCATTTGGAAAAAAGGAGAAAAAATGGTGGGAAAACTTCAACTTGAAATGGATGAGAGCTTTGTTAATGAGCTAAGAAAAGCCGTGGAAGCCGCTGTTAAACCTTTGGCAGACGAACTTGCAGAACTTAAAGCAAAAATTGCGGTTGCCGCAAACTCTGAAGAGCTAACCTGGGATAAGGCACAGGTAGCACGGTATCTGAGAAAAGGCAAAAGCACGGTGAACAGATATATGAATAAATTTGACGACTTTCCAAAACCGAAATTCAATAATCACAAAAACGTCTGGGATAAAGCGGAAATAATCGCCTGGGCGGAAAAGCATAAGGATGAGATATGAATAAAACAATCTTAAGGATGAAAAGTCCGGTAACTTTAAAATACTACATAAGGCTGCAAGATGGAAAAATCAAACAGATGCGAAAAGAAATCGAAAAACTCAAAAGAGTGGGCTGACGGATGGGAATATCCGAGTAATTATTTTGGAAAAGGAGATGAAATGCTTGGTAAAAAAGTCTATTTTATAGAGGAATGGAGAGTAGTTGAAGGCATTATTACAGAGGCTGGAGAAACGATAAAAGGCGGCAAACGCTATATTGCACATTTTATTACAGAAGAAGCTGAACTTGCACAAAGGATTTTAACAGAAAATGATTTTGGGCTTACGCTTTGCGAACTCTTCGAAAAAGAGAGAAAAAAATTTGAAGAAAATAGTAAAAGCGATTATGAAAAATTAAAAAAAGCGTTAGGTGTTGAGCAATGATTTACGGGATCGTTGTAGGAATAGCATTGATACTGCCTTATGCAGTTCTGAAAACAATGGAAATATATAAGGTTCAGAAAAATAAGAAAAAAATCTGGAAGGTGGATGATTATGAGTTCGAAATTATTTGATGTGTATCTTGACAAAATTGAGGAAATTATAAGACGTGAACTTAACCCTCATATTTATGATTGTCCGGAAAAAAGGGAAGATGTGTTGAGGCGTGTAAAAGTTGCACTTGCACCAAAGAGGAGGAAAAATGAAAAAAGAAACTCTTGAAAAATACGAAATGTTTAAAGAAAAACTTGAGAGAATGCAACAGTGTCCGCAAGACCCGGCGGTAAGCGTTGTAATTGAGGGTGTGGTTGTTTTGGATAGGGAAATATTAAAAGATGTGTATCACCTTGTAATAAACAAAGTTCAGGATCAGTTGAAACAAATTCAAAAGGATCTGAAATGAGACAGTTAAGATTTCCACGAAAAAATTCTCAGGCAAGAACGGTTCTTGACGCACTTCTTAATAAAGAGCATTTAACAGCATGGGACGGGATTGAAAGATGGGCTATGCTAAGACTTCCTAATCACATAAGCGTGTTGGAGAAAAAATTTGGAATTAAAATAGAAAGAAAAACGCACGTAAAAAAAGCCGCAAACGGAAAACTGATTCACTGGAACGAATACTGGATGAGCGATGAAGAGATAAAACGTGTAAAAAACTTGATGGAGAGCAGAAATGTATCATAACGTTGATATAGAAAGAGGAATTTTAAGTGCAATAATATATGACGGAAGCAAAATAGATCTTTTAAAAGGCGTGTTGTATCCGGAATCGTTTTATATGCCGTTTCACCAAAATGTGTTTAAAGCTATGGTTGAACTTGATTCTCGTGATATGCCTATTGATGAAGTGTTTTTAAAAGATGAACTTGTGAAAATGAATCAATTTGATGAAGAGATGTTTTTTGAACTGTTGGCTACCGCACCGATAGAAACGATAGAAGAGTATGCAGAAGCTCTGCTTTCCCTCTCACAAAAAAGAGAACTTCTACACCTCTCGAATCAAATCAAAACGATTCTAAACGATGATTCGGAGGATATTATATCAAAAATTTCAAAAGATTTGGAAGAGATTGCTTCAAAGACTGCAAAAAGTAATGAAAAAAGCATTAACTTTTATATACAAAAAATGGAAGAGCAAATACAAAAAGCAAAAGAGTTCGGTGGGATTGTAGGGTATAAAAGCGGTATTCATACGCTTGATACATTGATAGGAGCGTTTGCACCAGGTGACTTGGTAATAATAGCCGCAAGACCGAGCATGGGTAAAACAAGCTTTGCTACTACACTAATCGAGCATAATCTGAAACTAGGGCACGGTGTATTGTTCGACAGTTTGGAAATGCCGGGAGAGAAGATTATGCAAAGGCTTATAGCTTCATACAGCGGTAATACCCTTAACGATATAAAAAGAGGGGCTTTAAGCAATTACAGTGCCTACAAAGAGGCAGTCGAATTTTATAAAAATTCCGAGCTTGTTTTGCATGACGAAAGCTATTTGACTATTCATAAATTAAAAGCAAAAGCTTTTAAAGTTATACGTGAAAAGAAAAATATTAAATTTTGGATAATAGATCATCTGAGATACATTAAAAAACCTGGGCAGAATATCGCAAACGAAATAAGCGAAATTACAAAAGAATTCAAAAAGATTGCAAAAGAGCACGGGATTGTAGTCGTGCTTCTTTCCCAGTTAAACAGGGAAAACGAAAAGTCTGCAAACAAAAAACCTACACTTGCAGGGATAAGAGAGAGCGGAGCGGTGGAAGAAGACGCTGATATTGTAATCGGTCTGCACCGTGAGAGCTACTACAAAAGAAACGAAACACAAACAGAACCTCCGGTAAACGAAGCAGAGCTTATAGTTCTAAAAAACAGAGACGGTCAGGCAGGCGTAGCTAAATGCTTTTTTAACGGACCTCTTGCAAGGTTTCAAAACTATGGGGAAATTAATATCAAAGAAGATAAAGCTATGCCCGTTGATATACCGGTGATATAAGGAGAGAAAATGAATGAAAACATCCTAAGTATAGTGAGGGAATATAAAAGAAAAAAGAGAAGAGATAAAGCAAGGGCTTTTTTAGAATATACAAGCGATGTAAAAATGAAAACCGTCGAAAGTGTCAGATTTTACGCTGAGTGCTGGGCAGTGTCTCATACTACTTCTGCAGTTTGGATTCAGGAGTTCAAATCATTGTTAAAGGAATATAATGAGTTATAGGATGAATTATAAGATGTATCCGGTTGATTATGTTGAGGAACTTAACCGGAAAGGGCTAAAAGGCAGGCGTAAAGCAATGGCCTTTATGTCTTACTGGCACGATATGCAGATGGATGAAATTAATTCTGTAAGGTTTTATGCCGAGTGTTGGCAAATAAGTAAATCAAGTGCTATGAGATGGATTCAGGAGTTTCGTGATGAGATAGAAAGATTCTTTGCTTTTTGGTCGCTTAAAAACGATACACACTATAAATCTGTCAAAAAAAATCTGGGACACCAAAGAACCGGAGACGAAAGTCAGGAATTACCTAAAAAGCGAGAAAATCTAAACATTGAAAAAACAAAATGGGACACTGAACGGGACAAAGAATTTAATATATATGATGATGATAGAGATGCCGTAAAAATTTCAAACAAAGACAGAGCTAAATTTAACGACTTGTATTTCATTTACAGGATGAATACTAAATATGCAGGTAAAAAAGAAGAAGCTCTAAAAGAATATTTAAAAATAAAAGATGAAGTATCTCACGATAAATTAATAAGAGCGGCCGTCTTATATTTAAGAGATCCGAATATCTCTAAAAAATACAATCTCACAAATTTTCTGAAAAACGAAATATATTTATCCTACATACCTAAAAAAATGAGATTAAAAATAAACGGCGAATGGATTGAGGGAGAATATAAAGACAATGAACAGATGTTTGTAGGGGATAACGGCTTTAAAGGCGTATTGGTCCCGCAAAGACTCGCAGAGCTGTTTGCAAATAAAGAGCTTGAATTTATAAAGGAGTGAGTGTGGATCTAAAAGTAGAAGTCAAAGGCTTGGATAAATTCAAAGATTTTTTAAATACAGACACCTGGTATAAAACACAAAAAAGAACCACTACAAGAGCGGGTTCAAGATTCAGGAAGACAGTTGTAAAAGATGTGAGGGAAACTTACAACATAAAAGCAAAAGAGCTTAAAAAATATATGAGAAGTAATTTGATAAAGATAGATGGTTCTTACGCATGGAAGATGAATGTTAAGAGCAGGAGGCTTTCATTATCACACTTCAATCCTAAACAGACAAAAAAAGGCGTAAGTGTTTTGATTAGAAAAGACGAAGGAAGAAAAGTTTTATCTCGCACGTTTATAGCAAAAAACAATCAAGTATTTCAGCGTGTCGGAAAAGAAAGATTGCCGCTTGAAATCAAGAGAACAATATCAGTTCCGCAAATGTTTAACGAGCAGATAGTCAAAGCGGCTTTAAAAGATATAGAGGAATTCTATCCAAAAGAGTTCGAACATAATCTCAATTATTACTTGGGGAAAATAAAGTAATGGGTCCTTCCAGGAATTTATCTAATGCGGTGGTCGCCAACCGCAAAAAACGCGTAGTTTTGGGTGTTTCAGCTTGGTTGACAAATAATAAAGTGTAATCGTTTACACTACTACAAAAAGGATAAATTATGAACTATTCAGAAAACAGAATTAGGAAGATCAGAAAAGAAGCGTTGAAAAATGAAAAGATTGTTACGGATGCAATAAAAAAATACGGTAAAGATATTGAAGGTTACAAAGTTATAAGCTATTCGAAAATAGCGAAAAAATTAAATAAAAGTCCAGTGTTAGTCAGAGATGCGTGTTTAAGAATGAGGGAAAAAGGCGAACTTGAAATTAAAGAAAGTTATGCACTCTTTGGAACTTTACATATGAAAGGGTTTAAATTTAAAGGGGATGAAAATGATAATTAAGTTTTTAAACAGAATCGGATTATATACTGCAAGACAGATAAGAACAGAAAAACTTTACGTTAAAGCGATTGATGCGAGGCTTATGGTGTATATGCACAAATGCAGAAGTCTTGAAGAAGAGAATGAAGCTTTAAAGACAGAAATCGGTGATTTAAAATTGAAAATCGCTAAAAGCGTGAAAAGGAAAAAGAGATGAGAAAGATTAAGTTTCGCGCGTGGATTAAGAAAGAAAAAAGAATGGATGATGTTGATTTCATAAATTTTGCAGCACAGTTTGCAGGGAAGTGGGAATGTAAAAAGCCTGACGCCGACCTGTTTAGCGACAGAGGGGATGAAGTGGCTACAAGAAGAGGCAGATTGTTCAATTTCGAAGATGTGGAGATTATGCAGTTTACAGGGCTTAAAGACAAAAACGGCAAAGAAATTTATGAAGGGGATATTGTAGCTGTTACGATTGACAGGTTTAAAGCACCGAAAAATAAATTAGAAAAAGTTGTTATCGTTTGGGAACACGCCGGCTTTAAAATGCAAAAAATACCTAAGCAGCCTATTAGGACAATAGAGTCGCATTTAAGTAAATATATAATTGAACATCTTGGGCTTGAAGTAATCGGCAACGTTTTTGAAGATCCGGGGCTTTTGGAGAATGAAAAATGAAATACATCGTAAGCATTTCGGGCGGTAAAGATTCAACCGTCTGTCTTTTGTATATGCTTGAGAGAGTGAAAAAAGAAGACATCATCCCTGTTTTCTGCGATACGAAGTGGGAAGCAGACGAAACTTATGAGTATCTTGATTATCTTGAAAATGTTTTAAATATCAAAATAACAAGAATTGAAAGCGAGGGGATGTGGGCTTTATGTGAGAGAAAAGGATTTGTTGTTAACAGACATTTTAAAAGTTGCACTACAGAATTGAAAATTAAGCCATTCCAAAAGTGGCTTAAAGAAAATTTTGTCGGTAAAGAAGATTTTATGGTGATCCAAGGCTTAAGAAGAGAAGAAAGTGAAACAAGAAGAGATACGGAAGTTTTTGAATTAATCAAAAGCATTTTGCCGGGCGAGAAATTTTTTATCCCTACATTGTTTCCTATTGCATTTTGGAATACAGAAAAAGTATTTGCGTATATAGAGGAAAAAGGGATTAAAGTTAATCCTTTATATCGTAAAGGATTTAGAAGAGTTGGTTGTATGCCTTGCGTAAATGCGAGTAAATACGAACTGCTTTATTTGCCTAAAAAGTATCGGGACAGGTTAGAAGCGTTAGAAAAAGCAATAGCAAAGCAGATAGGGCAAAGAGTATTTATGTTCCACCCGGAAAAAGGACAAAAATATTTAAGAGAGAGAATGCTCTTTGAAGTTGAAGAACTTTTTGAGGAGGCGGAATGATAACGTTAGAAAGAACGCCTGAAAGAATGAAAGAGTTAATCAAGACAATACCACGTCCGGTGTTTAACGCCTTAAGCAATTCGGAAGGGGATTATGTTGTTTTGAAAAATTACAAATGTGCGGTTGAGTATGTTTTTAAAGGGAATTGGAGTGAATGTATTAATTTGCTTATGGATTTGAAAGAAATACAGGAGGGGAAATGCTTGTAAGCCAGAGAAAATTTGCTCAGATTGTAAACAGATCTCATACGTATATAAACAAACTTGTTAAAAGAGGGGTGATTCCTACGTATGACGGCGGAAAAATAAAAGTCGATGAAGCAAAAAAGATGCTTGAAGAATACAAAGACCCTTCCCGTGACGCGCAGAGGGAAGCAAACGAGAGAAGAAGGCAGGAAAAAGACATATTTGCTTATGAGGGTGAATATCCAAGTATTGAGGATTTAAGTGAAGAAGAAAAAAATCAGTATTTCAGAAAACTGGAAGAGGAAAAACAAAAAGCAAAAGAGGTGCTTGAAGAGGTTAAAAAAAGCGGTGTAAAAATTGACGGAAGTTTTGAGGAACTGCTTGGGACGATGAATCTCAACCAGGCGAAGACAGTAAGCGAAATATTAACTGCTAAACTTAAAGAGATTCAATACAAAAAAGAAACGGGTGAGTTAGTAGAAAAAAAAGAAGTCGAGAAAGAAGCTTTTGAACTCGGACGAAGAGTTAGAGATGCAGTTTTAAGCGTTCCGGACAGGGTTGCTTCCATTGTGGCTTCAATGAGCGATTCAAATGCAATCAAAGAGCTGTTAAACAATGAACTGAGACACGCACTTGAAATTTTAAAGGCTGAAAATGGGAATTTATAAGGAAGCGTTTTTAAAAGGTCTTGAACCTGATCCGCTTTTAACCATAAGCGAATGGGCCGACAGATACAGATTTTTACCGAAAGAGTCGAGTGCTGAGCCCGGAAAATGGAGGACAGATAGATTTCCATTTTTAAAAGAGATAATGGATGCACTCTCACCGCAAGACCCGACTCACGAAGTCAAGCTGATAAAAGGGACGCAAATAGGCGGGACGGAAGTCGGAAACAACTTCTTGATGGCTTATATGGATCTGTATCCGTCACCTATGCTTTTAATGCTGCCGACAGAGGCGCTTTTGAAAAAACACAGACAGATGAAACTGATACCTTCAATAAGAGCCGTTAAAAGACTCGCTAAAAAGATTAAACCAGGGAAAACGAAAAACGACCTGGGCGATAATTCGATGATGGAATTTCCGGGTGGTAGTCTTGTGTATGCTTATTCGAATTCAACGGCGAATTTCAGAAGTTTAAGCTGCCGGGTGGTTTGTCTTGATGATGTGGACGGGTTTCCGGAAGATGTAAACGATGAGGGAAGTCCGATTTCTCTTGCAAAAAATAGGGCGGACAGTTTTCCTAACAGAAAAATTTATATTAATTCCACACCTACCATAAAAGGCGCAAGCAATATAGAAAAAGAATACGAAGACAGCGACCAGAGGGAATATTTTATGCCGTGTCCTTACTGCGGGGAATATATAAAGTTTGAAACCGAAAATTTTGTATATGAATGGGATGAGGAAAAATATGAGCTTACAAGCGATGTGAAATACGCATGTCCTAAATGCGGAAGTTTAATAGATGAGTTTTACAAAAACGAAATGCTTAAAAAAGGAAAATGGATTCCTCAAAATCCAGGACATCCGTATAAAGGATACAGATTGCCGAGTTTTTACTCACCGCTCGGTTTTTTAAGCTGGGAAAAAATATTCAGGGAATATTTAAAAGCAAAAAGGGCGCTTGAAAAAGACAGAAACGACAAACTTATGAAAACATGGGTTAATACAAGAGAAGCATTTCCGTATGAGGAAATATTTGAAAGCGTAGATGTAGAGATAGGGAAACTTCTTGAAAGAAAAGAGGAGTATCCGGCGGAAGTTCCGGGAGAAGTCAGGGTATTGACCGCAGGTATAGATACCCAGGATGACAGATTTGAGGTTGAAGTTGTCGGATGGGGTGACGGAATGGAGAGCTGGAGCATTGATTATGCGATTATAAACGGCGATCCGAAACTTCCTGAAACAAGAAAAGCGCTTGATTTGTATCTGCAAAAGGTTTTCGAACACGAAAGCGGCAATAAAATGAAAATATACGCTGCCGCTCTTGATACCGGAGGACACAGAACTCAGGCGGTATATGACTTTTGTAAAAAAAGATATTTAAGAAAAATATTTGCAATAAAAGGAGCGAGAGATGTAAATGCACCGATAGCAACCGGAAGATTTTCTCTTAAAAACAAAGGTAAAGTTCCATTGTTTAGCATAGGGGTTAACACTGCAAAAGATGAAATTTATTCGGCTTTGATGATTGAAGAGCCGGGACCGTTTTATATGCACTGGCCGAATAAGGATATTTACGATGAAAAATATTTTAAGCAGTTTACAGCTGAGAAGAAGGTTAAAGGCAGATGGGTTAACAAAAGCGGTAAAAGAAACGAAGCGCTGGATGTCAGGGTTTATGCAAGAGCTGCTTTGGAGATTGCAGGAATAGACCCGAGCGAACTGGCCAAACAGGACAGGTTTATGTTTTACAAAACTTCACACAACAAAATCAATACGCAAAAAAAACGTTCAAGATTTTTAAGTAAAGGATTAAAATGAGAAAGAAACTACCTACAACACAAATCAGACCTTCTGTAACAATTGAAACGGCTATGGTTTTGCAGATTTTAGCAGAAAAAGAAAAAAAGCCTCTCGGAGTTGTTTTAGAGGAAATACTAAAAGAGAGTGAAAAGTTTAAAATGATTAAGAAGAAAATTTATGAATTATAGATTTTATTTTTTATTTGGGAAAAGACAATTAAGAAGTATATAACACCGCAAAATATAAGCATATATTTATACGGTTTGAGAAGAAAATCTTCTTTTATATTAACAATTTTGTAATAAATTACAAAAATAGACATAAAATAAAGACCTGTGAATAGAGCTTTTATTAAAATATTAAAATGAAATGTTTTTTGTCGAATTATTTGAATTATAAAACTAGTTAATATTCCACTTGTTATGGATAAAGAAAATATAGATAAATATCCAATAATTGTTAAAAAGTAAAAATTTTGTTCAGATACTTTTGAATACAAAGAAATAAAAAATGTATCCATTATCATAATAGATTCAATTAATGAAATTAATTTTAATATTTTTTCGTTAGCCATCTTTTTTAAAAGAGAATAAAAAATTATTAAAGAGATAAAAAATGACAGAACAATAAAAATTTCTAATTGTAAAATATTATAACTTTCCAAATTTTTTATATAATTAATAATTGAGGGCCATAACGATAAAGAATAAGATGCTATTACTAATAATAATATATAGATTGTTTTTATATTGTCAAAAATAATTTGTTTTATATTACTTAACATTTTTTCATTCCTTAATATCACCGAATTTTACTCCCTTACATTTTATCAAATTTTCTCTACACTTACATAAAAAAGGATACATTTGGCCGCTTGGAGTTTAGATGAAGCAAAGCAGTATTTAAAAGAAGCGCTTGAAGCAAGAAGCAGGATTTTAAGAGCGCAGGAATACGGTATTGGCGATAAAAAAACAAAAAGGGCTGAATTAGAGCAGATAAACGCTGATATTGCTTTTTGGAGAAAAGAGGTTGAGAGACTTGAAAAAATTGCAAGCGGCAAAAAAGGGTTAAATGTTGGATATGGTGTTTTTAGAGGGTAAAAAAATTATGTTAATTAAATTTATTAACAAAAAGGCAAAAATTGGTTAAACCGTCTTTACTTGATAAGGCTATTGCTATTTTTTCGCCTGAGAGAGCTGTTAAAAGACTTAAAGCAAAGACTGCATTTGAGTATTATGCAAGAAGTTACGAGGGAGCTTCTACTGAGAAAAAATCTCTTAAATATTGGAGAGGAACTTCAAAGAGTGCGGATAGAGACGACCTGCCTTCTTTAAAGCTCCTTAGAGCAAGAAGTAGAGATCTTTTTAGAAACGACCCGGTAGTTGTTGGTGCGATTGAGACAAATCTTGATAGTGTTGTAGGTGCTGGTCTTAGAGTTCAAAGTCAGATTGATTTTGAATATCTTGGAATGAGTGAGGATGAAGCGAGTGAGTGGGAAAATAAAGCTGAGAGGATTTTTAACAACTGGGCAAAAAGCGTAAATGCCGATGCGAGTAGGCAAAAAAATTTTTATGAATTACAAGCCGTAGCACTTGCTAGTGCATTGCTTAGTGGAGACGTTTTTGCGATAACTCCTGCAATAAAAAGAGAATTTTGGCCGTTTGAGACTGCTATTAGTCTTATTGAAGCCGATAGAGTGTGTAATGAAAATTTTGTTCCTGACAGCAATGAACTTGCTGGAGGAATTAGAGTAAATGAATACGGAGAACCTATTGAGTATCATATTTTAAAATCTCATCCTGGCGGCTACAATTTAAATTTGAAATGGGTAAAAATCCCGGCTTTTGGAGAAAGCGGCAGAAGGCTTGTAATTCATCTATTTAAGCAAGTAAGACCAGGGCAGAGAAGAGGAATACCTTATCTTTCCCCCGTAATTAAACACCTTAAACTTCTTGGAGACTACACAGAAGCCGAGCTTACGGCAGCACTTATAAACGGACTTTTTACCGTATTTTTAAAAAACGAAAATCCAGATGCCGAGCCTTTTGAAGATGAAGAACTAAAGCTTGGTCCAGGGGCGATTGTAGCACTTAATCCTATGGAAGATATAGCAGTTGCCGACCCGAAACGCCCAAATAGCGCATATGATGCTTTTGTTAAAGGGATTTTAGAGCAAATTGGGGTTGGGCTAAATATTCCTTATGAAATTTTAATGAAACATTTTACTTCTTCTTATACTGCGGCAAGAGCTTCTTTTTTAGAAGCTTGGAGAGCGTTTAAGACAAGAAGGGCTTGGTTTGTAAATGGTTTTTGTCAGCCAATTTATGAGATGGTAATAACCGAAGCGGTATTAAAAGGCTATTTGGAAGCTCCCGGATTTTTAGAAGACCCGTTTGTTAGAGCGGCTTATTTAAAAACAACTTGGTATGGTCCTACGCCTGGACAAATTAATGAAAAAGTTGAAACAGCAGCTGCGGCACAAAGAGTAGCAGAAGGATTTTCAACTAGAACAAAAGAAGCGGCCGAGATGAACGGAACCGACTTTTTTGAAAATATCAGAAAAGCAAAAAAAGAAAACGAAGCAATGATTAAAGCCGGATTTAAGGAGGAGAAATGATTAACTTAATTGCAAAACTCTCATCTCAGCCTTGGCTTATGGAGCCAAATTGGATGAGAGTTGCTTTAAATATAGTAAGCAGAAATCCGCCAACTCTTGGTTTAAGCGGCGAATTTAAAGAAAGAATCGAAAAAAGGGCTTTAAGCCTTGGGGATGGTAAAAAGCAAGAGCTTAAGTTTGTAGAAAAAAGAGGAAATATCGGTATTTTAAATATCAGAGGTCCTATTGTTAGATATGGCGGAATGATGGAACTTAGTGCAGAAGTTAGAAGCCTTGAGAGTTATGCAAGGGAATTTAAAGTCCTTGAAGAAGACCCGAGCATTGAAGTTATTGTTTTAAATATAGATAGCCCCGGGGGAGAAGCGGCAGGGATTAGTCAATTTGCGACATATATTAGAAACTCTCCTAAAAAAGTGGTGGCGTATGTAGATGATTTGGCGGCAAGTGCTGCTTATTGGATAGCAAGTGCGGCAAAAGAAATTTACGCATCTCAAACGGCATTTGTTGGAAGTATTGGGGTGGTTTTTACGGTAATGGATGATACAGAAAAGTTAAAAAAAGAAGGAATTGAAAAGGTTGAAATTGTAAGCGTTCAATCTCCTAAAAAACGCCCTGACATTAAAAGCGAAGAAGGAGTTAAGCAGATTCAAGTCTGGGCAAACGATTTGGCTGATAAATTTATAAAAGCAGTTGCTGCTTACAGGGGAGTGAGCGTTGATTATGTGCTTAACAATTTTGGACAGGGCGATTTATTGATAGCCGATAAGGCAAAAGACGTGAAAATGATTGATGGGATTATGACGTTTGAGAAGTTAATCAAAACTTTAAATAAAAAAACAAACTACAAAAAAGGAGCAAAAATGGAAGAGAACGTTCAAATTACGGCTGATGTAATTAAAGAAAAGTATCCTCAAGTTTATGAAGAAATTTTTCAGTCTGGAGCTAAGGCTGAGAGAGAAAGAATTAAAGCAATTGAAGATTTAGGAGAATTTAAAGGCTATGAGGATTTAGTTAAAGAACTTAAATTTGATGGAAAAAGCACGGCTGAAATGGTAGAACTTGCCGTATTTAGAGCTGAAAGAGAGAAAAAAACAAAAGTTGCTGAGGATTTCACTAAAGACGGGATAAAAGCTGCTGCGCTTTTAGCTGAAGCCGGGGTCGGAGCAGTGGTTGCTGATGGGAAAATGAAAGAAAAATCAAGCCCTTATGCAAAAGTGCTTGAAAAATTTACTAAAAGGAGCTAATTATGGGTGTGGTAATTGGGGATACTATTGTTACGGATAGCGGAGTAATTGAGGCTGGGAGCTATAAAGCCGGTGCAGTGCTTGGAAAAGTTACCGATACAGGCACATTAAAACTATCTGCTACAAAAGATAGTGAGGGAAAAGCTATTACAGATGGAAGCGAAAAACCTTATGCGATTTTGCTTGAAGATGTAAGCACAGATACAAATAAAAATGTGCCTATTTTGCTTTTTGGCGAAGTTGTAAAAAGTAAGCTTAGTTTTGGTAACGGATGGGACATTGAAAGCGTTGCAAGAGAGTTAAGAAATATCGGAATTTTTGCAAAGTAAGGAGGAATGAATGGAAGAGTTAGTAAGTTTGTTTGAAACAAGGGAATTAATAGCGGTTGCAAATCAAGTTCCGACTGCCGGGACATTTTTGCAAGATACTTTTTTTGGTAAAGAAGAGGTAGCGCCAAGCGAATATGTTGATATTGTTGTAAGAAAAGGCAAAAGAACGTTAGCGCCTTTTGTATCGCCTAAAGTGCAGGGAAAAATCGTAAACACTTCTACACAAAGCGTTAGAAGCTATAAACCTGCATATATTAAAGAAAAATGGGTTACTGAAGCTACTGATATTATCGGAAAAAGCAATAACGTTTTCTATGCCGAAAACAAATCCATTGCCGAAGTTGTAGCTGAAAAGGTAGCAAGAGAAACACAGGAACACAAAGAAAATCTTGTAAGAAGAATTGAATGGATGGCGGCTCAAGTGCTTACTACCGGTAAAGTTGAAGTAAAAGGCGAAGGAGTTGAAGAGGTAATAGATTTTGGATTTGATGCAAATCAGTTCGTAGCTCTTACGGATAACACTTGGGACAATGATGACGTTGACCCGATTGCAATGATGAGAGAGTGGAGAAGAGAGAGGGTAAAAGCCGGTGGAATTGCTCCTAATGTAGCAGTGTTTGGTAGCGATGC